CCAGGGCGGCCTGAAATCCCCGGACCGTCTCGGTCATGACCCCGGCCCCGGCGGCCTGGGTCCGCTCCGCCTGTCCGGCCACACCCTGGGCAAAGGCCCCCGCCGTCTCCTCTCCCGCCGTCTGGGCCTCTCCGGTTCCGGCCAGGGCGGAGGCAATGGTCTGCCCGACCTGGGCAAGCTGCTCCTCGGCCAGGGCGCCCAGCTCCACCGGCACCTCCACCGCAGGGATCTCCCGCTCGGCCTGTTCGGCGGCAAGCTGTCCCTTTTTGGCAAAGAGCTCAGCGTACTCGTCTAACTGCTTGTCGGAGAGCTGCAAAAGAGCGTGCAGCTCGTCCGCCGCCTTGGGCCCCATGTCCCGCAGCTCGTCCAGCAGCGGCCCGGTGATGCCCCGCCCGGCCAGGGCTTCCATGTCCGCCTGCCAGCCCTCAAAGGCCTTGACTTGATCCCGCAGGTTCTTCAGCAGTTCCCGCCCGGACACGTCGTTTTTCTTCTCCACGCTGTCGAAAAGACCGGCGAAGCCCTCCAGGCTCTTGGCCCTGGACTGGACCGCCTTCTCGTACTCGTCGAAGGCCTTCTTCTGCTCGTCATAGATCTTCTGTTCCGCAGCCTGCTCTTCCTTCATCAGGTTTTGGCGGGCGGTGTACAGGTTCTTTTCCGCCTCGGCCTGCTCGTCGGCCAGCAGATTGTGGCGCTCCACCACCCGCTCCCAGGCCTCCACCTCCTCCTGGGCGGACAGCCGGTGATAAAACTTCTCGTTGTCGATCCATTTTTTCGAGTAGGTGTAGGCGTCCTTGGATGCCTTTGCGGAGGCGTCGGCGGCCTCCTTGGCCTCCTGCTTCCGGGCCTTGTAGAGGTTTTGGTCAATCTCTTTGAGCTCTTCGGCCCCCAGACCGCCCACCTCTTTGAGGGCTTCCCAGAAGTCGGCCTCCTCCCCTATGGTGAGCTGATCCAGGGCCTTCTTGTCCTTGACCCATCCGGAGGCGGCGTCATAGATGGCCTCCGACAGCTCTTCGGCGGTCTTGATGGCCTTCCCCTTCTTGTTCTCCATGCCCAGGGCAAAGCCCTCCACGGTGAACCCGCCCAGCTCGGCAAAGACGGTAGAGGGGGAATGGATTCCGAGGAAGTTTTTCACCCCGTCCACCACACCAGAGAAAAAGCCCTTCACCTGCTCCATGAGCCAGGCGCCCATGCCTTTGATACCCTCCCAGATGCCGGTGACCATGTTATTCCCGGCCTCTTTCAGGTCGTTCCACAGGTTTCCAATTCCCATCACCACCGTGGCCACGATCTCCCCGGCGGCCTGGCCCAGGTTGGAAAGCCCGCTTTTGATCCCCTCCACCAGCTTGACAATCAGCTCCCCCGCCGCCTCCAGCAGCTTGGGGGCGTTGGTCACGATGGCCGAAACCAGCTTCCCCACAATCTCCGGCGCCTTCTCCACCAGCCGGGGCAGGGCGGAAATCAGCCCGTCCGCCAGGGCAAAAACGAGGTCGATCCCGGCGTCCACAATCTGGTCGATGTCGCCCAGCAGTCCGTCCACAATGGTGAGCACGGCGTCCACCGCCGCCGGGATCAGTGTGGGCAATGCGTTCGTGATGCCGCCCACCATCGCCAGCACCATCTGACGGGCCCCGTTCACGACGCCGGGCAGGGCGCTCACCATGCCCTCCGTGACTTGCCCCAGGATGTTCCCGGCCTCATCGACAAGCCCCTGGAAGCCGCCCGCCTCGAACGCCTGGGTGAGCTGTCCAACGTACTGCGTTGCGGTCTGGGCCGCCTGTTTCAGCGGAGCGCCGATGCCCTCATAAACGGCAATTCCAAAGCCCTCGATGGAGGACTTCATAATGGTAACAGCGCCCTTGAGGTTGTCTATCTGCACGTCGGCCATGTCCTGCATGGCGCCCCCGCTGTCGCTCACGGCGGCGGCCAGGGTGTCGAACTCCTCCCCACACCCGGCCAGCATGGCCTGGACGGACTTGAGGTCCACCTTATTGAACATTTCATTGAGGGCCGCCGTTTTCTCGCCCTCGGTCATTTGGGCCATGGAGGAGTCCAGGTCCTTGAACACCTCATTGAGGGGCCGCAGATTGCCCGAGGCGTCGTAAACCTCCAGCCCCAGGGCCTTCATCTGCTTTGCCGCCTTGTCGGTGGGGGCGGACAGGGACAGAATGATGTTTCTCAAAGCGGTGCCGCCCTCGGCCCCCTTGATGCCCCGGTTCGCCAGGACGCCCAGGGAGGTGTTGAGCTCCGTCACGCCCCCCGCCAGCCCCTTGGCCGTGCCGCCCACGGTAAGCGTGGCCTCGCCAAGCTGGGCCACGCTGGTGTTGGCCTTACTGGCCGTCCGGGCCATCTTGTCCCCGAACTCCGTCAGGCTTTCCTGGGACGCCTCGATCCCAAGCGCCGCCATGGCGTCGGTGGCTAGGTCGGAGGCGTAGGCCAAATCCAGCCCGCCAGCCGCCGCCAGATTGAGGACAGCGGGAAGGGCGTCCGAGGCCTTTTCAGCGTCATATCCGGCCAGAGCCAGATAATTGAGGGCTTCCGCCGACTCCGTGGCGCTGAACTTCGTGGATGCCCCGGCGTCTTTGGCCGCCTGCTTCAGCGTTTCAAAGGCCTCGCTTCCGGCGGCGATCTCCTCCGGCGACATTCCCATGGTGGCCGCCACCTGGGACATACCCTCCTCAAAGTCGGCACCGGCGCCCACAAACTCCTTCAGGGCCCGCCCCAGCTCCCTGGCCGCCGCCACGACGGCCACCTGCATGGCGGTGATGCCCTGTTTGAACTTCTCCGTTTTGTCCCCGGTGGCCTGGGCCGTCCGCCCGAACTCGTCCAGCTTGTTCCCGGCCTCGTCGTACCCCCGCCGGACATTGGTCAGGTCCCGTTCGTTCTCCTCCAGGGCTTGCCCCAGCCGGTTCAGCTCCGTCTGAGCCCTGTTGACCTGCTGCTGCCACTTCTGGACAACCTCGCTGTTGTCGTCATATTTGCCCCGGGCGGCCTCCAGGCCCCTCTGCATCTCGGCCAGCTTCGTCTTCTGGGTGTCATACTGCTTATTCAGCACTTCGCCCCTGGCGGTCAAGGCGGCCTCGCTCTTGTCCGTCTTGTCGAACGCAGACGCCACCATGCCCAGCTCGGTCCCCAGGGTCTTCATGGTGGTGTTGATGCCCTGGATGGCCCGCCGGAACTCGGCCTCCCCATCAATTCCAATTTTCGGTCCAATATCGTAGGACATACCAGCCACCTCCCGGCAAATAAAAGAGCCGTCCGAACTTCGGACAGCTCTCTCTTATTAATTTCAATTTCCGTGACATTTTTGTAAAATCATGGTATTATAAACAAAAAGATGTTGAACCTTAAGGAGATGTTTGACTTGTCCGATGGAATTGTTCTATTCCTTTTTGTCTTGTTTTTCGTCATTATCTGTATCTATGTTTCTGCACTCGCAATCGCCCTGGATTTAACACTTCAAACAAACCGGCTTTACAAGGCTTTTTCCGCGCTTTTTCTATCAACATTTGAAAAAGAGATTGATGATGCCCGTTTAAACGATTTGACTATCCGCTCTAAAAATATATTCTCTTCCCTTTGTGGACCAGAAAAGAGTAACAATACTTTTCAAAGAAGGATCCGCAATTACCTCACTAGACTATATGACAATCCACGCTCCGTAAAAGTGGCCTTTGACAAGCGAGATCGGGTGGCCGATCTTGTTATGGCAATGATTAACCGGATGGAAGCAACCACTCCCGAATACTCGGAGATCCCATCTAAGGCAGGCGCCATTTTTGTTCAACTGGACGAAGCCTTAACGTTAAATAACACCCTCGCCGCAAAGAGCCATTTAAATCTGCTTTCCACTGAGGTAAAAGCCCTTTTTGAGGAAAATAGAAAGCAGCAGAAACAAACAAAGTTAGCCACCTATACTTCATTCGCCGGTATTGCGCTTACCATTATATTTGGGATTATATCAATGAAATAGCCCCTAAAAGCGCCGGCCTATCAGGTCGGCGTTTTTGATGAAACAATTTGAAAGAAAATATGTGAAAACGCTTGACAAATATACGTACGTATGTTATTATTATATCAGAAAGGAGGTCAAGCATTGAGCAAGAAAAAGAAAAGCGGCAACAAGGAGCAGCCCGCCAGCTACATCACCCTTGTTACCGCCATCATCAACCTCGTGGTTTCTCTCATACTGCTGTATGAAAAGCTCACGAGTTGAGGCGAGGGGGAGCAATCCCCCTCCCCTCAGATGATAGCAAATAAGCCGCTCAATGTCAAACACTATGGATACTTTGGTTTATGTGCTCCTTGGAATCAACATCGTTCTTTCCATCGTCGCCATCATTCTGTCCGTCAAGGCCATCCGGAACGGGAGGAAATAATATGCTGGAAGAGAGCAAGTATAAATCCCAAATGAAAAACCTGCGTAAGAACTATGTCCGCTTTCCCTTGGACCTGAAACCGGAAGTTCTGGACGGCTTCAAAGCTGCCTGTTCGGCCAACGGGACCACCCCCACTACGGAAATCAAAAAATTTATTGCCCGATACTGCGCTAAATATGGCCGGGGCGTTCCCGGTCTGACGACGGACGTCGAAGTTGAACTTCCCGCCAACCTTGCCCGCTTCGCCACTGAACAAGGCATTGACTTAAATGACTTTTTGGTTGACTTATTGACTGAAAAGCTGGGTTCAGATGGAGAAAAAACATGACGTTCCACGGCATGAGCGGCACACGTCTCTACCGCATTTACAGCGGAATGAAACAGCGTTGCTACAACCCCCACGCTCCTCAATACTCCCGTTATGGTGGGCGTGGTATCACCGTCTGCCCTGCATGGCTTGGCCCCGAAGGGTTCCAGCACTTTTATAAATGGGCGATGGAACATGGTTACAAAGACCCGCTTACGATTGACCGAATCAACTCAAATCAGGGTTATGCGCCGGAAAATTGCCAATGGCTCACTTTGAGCGACAATTCCTCAAAGGCCCAGCGAGAAAAGAGCCTTCGCCGTTGGGACGGACACGGACCGCATGCGTTGCCAGACATGAGCAAATGCTCTCTTTTCGTCCAGGGACTTTTGAAAAAAGGATGGCGGCCCGCTTTTGCGTCTGCCGACCAAGTCCTTCTTAAAAAGGGCCATCAAAAAATTACGGTTCCTATCAAAGACGAGCCAAAGGAAAAAATAAAGCAACTGCTGTCTCCCATCATCAAATAGCCGGAGGCCCCCACGGGCCCCCGGCTTTTCTTGTCCTATGGGATATCCGGAAGCATTTCCTCGTCGTCCACCGCTCTGGCCTCCCTGGCCCCCTTGCTGATATTGTAGCAGGCAATGAGGTCCAACAGCTCCCCGTATGGCATACACCACACCTCCCGCTGAGAGAGACCTATCTTCAGTCCGAGGTAGAGGCACCACGCAAAGGTTCCTCCCCCTGCGTGGCCGCCCCGTTTTTTTCGCCGTCCTCCGGCTCAGTCTCCACGGTGCGAGTCATGCTGCGGTTCATCGTGGCGAACACTTTCTTCATCAGCCCATTTATGTCGATGCCATCCATGAGAATGGAAATTTCCTCCTGGGTGGGAGCCGTGTCATTGGCCCCCTCCAAAAGGTTCCGCCTCGCAACCCCCTGATTCACCAGCAGGGCCAGCATCCAAAACAGGTTTTCCATCAGATTCGCTTCGTCGTTCCCTGGAAAAAGCGTGTTCATTTTTTCCAGAGAGCCACACCGTCCCACCACGGCCTGGGTCGCCGCCAGAGAGAAAACCATGGGGTAATCCTTTCCCCCGATAGAGACGGAAGGGTAATCCCGGCCAGCCAGACAAATGGTATCCTTCACCCCATCCATGCCGCCGCCCCCTTACGCCCCGGCGGTCTTAGTGACCGTCACGGTGTACACCTTCTTGGCCCCGCCGTTGGTGACGGTGATGGTGACAGTGTTTTCCCCCTCCGCCCAGGTGGCGGCGGTGCCATTGGCGACGGTGGTCCCGCCCACGTCGATGGTCACAGCGGCGCCGGTGGCGGCGGTGGCCGTGATGGTGTTGGTGGCGTTGGCGGTCTCGGCGGCATACAGGGTCACCGCCGGGTCAAAGGCCGGGGTCAGGGTGAGGCTTCCCAGGCTCAGGCCGGTCAAAGCGGCGCTCTCCTCCACGATGTTCAGCTTCTGCTTGATGTAGGCCCTGGCAAGCGCCTCGCTCTCCACCGTGGCCTCCATTTTCCAGTTGTGCTCCTCGGTGTCGTCCCGCATGATGGTGCCCTCCAGCTTGGGGGTCTGCCACTCGATTTTCTCCCCCATGGTCTTGGCGCTGTCCTCGGGCACACTGAACTTGACCTTGGGCAGGACCACCGCACGGAAGAGTAGCTTGCCGTCCTTCTTCTTGGGAATGATGATGCCCATGCCCAGATCGGGGTCCTTCCGGTTCTCCCCGAAGGCCAGCTCCATCACGGTCTTTTCCCCCACCTTCACCTCACGGGGCTCCACCCCGAGAATGGCGGCGCCGACCTCCTGGGTCAAATCATCGGTGGTGATGCTCACCGTGCCGCCCGCAAAACTGGTGTCACTCTCGGCCACCCCGTCGTCGGCATAAAGGTTATTGTCGCTTGCGCTCTCGATCTTGGCGGAAAACTCCACCGCCTTGCCCAGCAGACCGCCGCCGGAATAGCTCACGGCGCCCGTCACCGGGTCCACGGTGTATTTGGCGAAATAGGGAGATCTCAGTCCGATCCCTGCCATATCAATCACTCCTTCATTGTTTTCTGAATTTCTTCCTCGACCACACGGCCCATCTCCGCCTCCGCCTTTTTCCTCACGGCGGTAACGGCGGGCCGGACAAAGGGCGTTTTTTGCCGCACAGAAGACCCGCTTTCAACGGCTCGGGCCAACAGTTGATTCGGCACACCCTTCGGATATTTCTTGGTCGGATTGGAGCCGTACCCGTCAAATCCGACCTTGGCGCTAATGTATCCGTCTCCGCCAATCTGGATCGGCGTAATCCCAAAGGATTCCTCCAAATCCCGCTTTTGCCGGGCTGGAAGGCCGGAAAAAAGCTCTCTCTTCCCCAAGCGCCGAAAGCGCTCCTCCGGCAAAGCAGTCAGATTCTTTTTCACTGCGTCGGCCACGATCCCGGCCCCGGCGTAAACTGACTTTTTCGCAATCTCCTCCGACCCGGAGGCCAGCTTGGAGAGCTTGAGGGCGTATTCCTCCCCCAGCTTGAGCGTCATGTGTCCCACGGTGCCATCGCCCCTTCCCACACCCACTCATAGTGATAAAGCCGGGCTTCATCCTCATACTGGATGCTGTTCAGCCGCCACGCCATTCCGGCTTGTGTCAGCACGGTCTGGACCTTTCCGGCCAGCGGATCGTATTCCCGCTGTGTGAAAAGGTCCACCGTGCCTTGCAGGGCCATGTCCTCCCCGGCGTTATCGGCATAGACGCTTTCTCCCTGGCTGTCCTCCGCCCATACCAAATAGGGCGCCGTCGGACACCGGGCGGAAAAGTGGGACACGTCCGGCGTTACGGCTCTTAGCCGGGCCTCAAATTCCCGCAAGGTCAAAGTGCGTCCCCACCCTTTCCAGGGACAGGTCTGTGACCTGGAGCCCGTCTTCATCCAAGGTGTGCTGGACCTGGAGGATACGGTACTGATTCTCCCCGATGCCGCACATGTCGGAAGTGAGGACGTCCCGGTCCCTCCAGATACGCACCAGAAGGTCCGTCCTGAGGTTTTCCGCCAAGGAGGCGTAATAGCGGCTCATTCCAACCGTGCGTTCTCCATAGGGATGTTCCCGCAGAGGGACCCACCCCTGTTTCGTCTCCCGGTAGAGCTTCAGCCGCCCACTGTCAAACAGCATCGCTCCCGCCTCCCACCGCCTGGGCCACTATGAGATCGTGCCGCATCCGCCGCAAGAACTCCGGTTCGGCCTCGCCGTTCACCCGCTTGCGGTACATCCAGGCTGCGGTCCCAACGGTCAAATAGGCGCAGTCCTCACCGGAATCGTCCCGGACGCCCTGCCGCTCCAGGTGCTTTTTGGCCGCCCGGAGCAGCAGGCGCAAATAATCTTCGTCCCCCAGGTCGGCGCCGGTGCGCTGAAGGTCGATTTTCAACAGCGTCAAAAGCTCGTCTTCGCCCATCGGCGCACCTCTTTACTTTCCGGAGTTGGCGGGCGCCACAGGCTCGGTCTGGCCGGCGAAGTCCACACTGGTGGTCGGGGCCTTACCGGAGATGTTCAGTCCCACGAAGCCTTCGGGGATGGCAGGAACACCGTCATACCGGGCGGTCCCTTTGAAGATGGTCTGGTCCTCGACGAACCGGGCGTGCTCACTCTGGCCGATGGCCGCACCGGCCCGCTCGGCCAGCAGGTAGAGGTCGCCGTAACCGCCCACCACGTCGCCGTCGGGGATGAAGTCCAGCTCCACAATGTCGCCGCCCACAATAGGCATCGTCCCATTCTGGGCGGAGACAACGGCCCCGGCGGCGTTGAAGGTGACGGCCTCCGCCTGAAGCATGGTCTTGGTGGTCTCGCTCATAGCCCAGAACTTGACCCCCCGGCTGAACTTGCCCTTGGCTTTGCCGGAGGCCAGCACCAGAGCCTTGAACAGATCCACACCGCTCTTGCCGCTGATGGTAACCAGGTTGCTGGTATGCAGGTCTTCCCAGGGCCGGGCGGTGGCGGAATAATCGGAGGGCTTGGCGGTCTGGGCCAGCCGGGTCATGACGCCCAGGGGCATCTTGACGCCCTTGCCGTACAGCACGGCCTTGTCCAGGGCGTAGCCGATGGCCTGCCCCAGAGCGGTGATGATCTCAGAGGCCAGGGCAATGTCGGAATCCTCCATCGTGGCGTTGCACACGGCGATAAAGCCGCCCACCTTGTAGCCGTCCACCTCCACGTTGTTGAAGGTAAGGGACAGCTCATTCAGACTGGCGCACATCTCCGTCCAAACGCCCTCGGGGATGGTCCCCATG